TTTGTTAAAGATTCCAAATTTAGATTACTATCTATTGGTGTTAACTCTCTACTCAATCCAACAATTCTATTACCTAAATCAGTTGAATCAGTATTTAATCTAGCTAATTCCTTTTCTAAATCTTTTAATTCAGCTTTCTTCTCTTTTAATTCAGTTGCTTTATCAGCAAGTTCTGAAGTAAAATCAGTTTTCTTAAAGTTCTTAATCAATACTGATACCTCTTTGATATCTTCAGTAGCAGTTTCATATAATTTATCGAATACATTTAATCCCATAAATTGTGCTAATAAATCTTTTCTCTCTGATTGTGATTTATCAATGAATAGGGCGTTATTACCTTGCAAAGATAATGCCGTTAATACAAAATCTTCATATGTACCAACATATTGTTCAATAATAGTATTTGTATCTCTTCTCTCCGTTCCATTTAAAGATGTTTTATCATCACCATCCATTCTATAAAAATCCACATCCACTTTAACATTCTTTCCTTTGTTAATTGTTTTTGCAGTTCTTTCAATATGATAATCTAATCCATCAATTTGAAAGTAAAGATGACAAGCAAATTCTGATTTACGATTGTTTAGAATATTTGCTGCTTTATAAGCTCTACTACTCTTATCGTATAAACAAAATGATATTGCATCAAATAAAGAAGATTTACCAGTTGCATTTGGTGCAAATAATCCCATTAATCCACCTAATTTGGTAAAATCAATTTTATTGTTTTCTCCATAACTAAACATATTTGAAAACTCAAAACGAATTGGTTTCCATTGAATGTTTCTCTGAACATCTTCATTTACAATTCTACTATTGATATCTCTATTGATTCCTTCTAATTTATCTAAATCTTCTTTAGCTACAAACGGCATCATTCTCTCAACATACTCATTTATAAGTGAGTTTTGATAATTGATATCGGAAATATCTTCAAAATCTAATTTATTTAATCTATTACCTGTCTTTGATTTAGAAAGAGAATCGGTTCTGATAATTGTAAAATCTTCAACACCATATCTCATCTTAATTTCAGCCATTACTCTTTTCGTATCGGCAGAATCAGTATTAGATAAACGAACTCTTAAACGAGGTTTGTTTGGCATATCCGATACGATAGGAACTTTGCCATTATCAATATCCATAGTATAGTACCCATAATCGTTATGAATATCAACCGCTTCGTAGCTCATTGTATCCAAATCCCAAACAAGGAATCCGTGCTTATCCAAAGTTTCACCAAAGTTTTGCTGAACCAATGAACCGGCATAAACTACCTTACAACCTTTAGGAGAAATCATCTCTTGTCGTTTGTGGATATCACCCAATAAGGCTAAATCATATCCATCAAACATATCCGTTGTAAAATGACGAGAAGATACTACATATCCAATATCCGTTTGAGAATTATCAACTGGTCCGTGAAATAAAGCAATCTTTTTATTGCCAGATAAAGTTTCTGCTTTAGGCCAATTATCTTTGTTATCAAAAATACTAAATACTGCAAAATCAACTCCACCAATTCCATAAACTTGAGTATCTCTTAGGTATGTAAAGTTTGGTAAATTTAACGCCTCTACAATTGGAGTAAGAACATCCAATCTATCCGAATTGTTCATATTACAATCGTGATTACCCGTAATAAGGATTGTTTCACATAATTTAGAACATTCGGTAAATAACCAACTTATCTCTCTAACTAATTCAGGAGATAATTCTAATTTAGCATGGGCGATATCCCCTGCTAAATAAATGATTGAATCTTCCGTACCTCTTTTACGAATCTCCTCAAACATTTTTTCAAAAACCTGTCTGTACTCATTGTGTCTTTTCACATTACGGATGTGTACATCGGCAATGTGGTAAATCTTTTTTAATCTACTCATAAACTATTAATCTTATTTAATAATAATTGTTCGCTTGAAAACTCTTTAGTTTTCGTTAGTTCTTCATAAAACTTATCATATCCAATTTCAGATGCATCTTTATCCTTCATATGCATCATCTTTACATTTATACCTTGCTTTCTAAAATACTCTGCAGCTTTTAGTGCTTCATTAATTGCATCACTATCTAATGAAATTATTATATCAGTAACTCCGTTCATAAAGATTTTCTCAACCAATGTTCTGGATGGAAATTTACCTAATAACGGAATTGCATTTCTTCTAATTGTAATTGCATCAAATACTCCCTCACATAATATAATTGGTTCGTTCCAATTGATTTGCGATTCTAAGCAAATTACATTTTTACTAATTGGAGGGTTTTTATATTTCATTTTTTCATCCGGATAATATGAACGAGAAACGAAATAGTTTAATTGCCCATCTGATAAATACGATGGTATAATAACTCGTTTTGCATACAAACCTTCCGTACAATATCCAATATTATATTTAATGATTTCTTTTATGCCAATTCCTCTTTGAGAAAGATAAAACATAGCATGTTTATATTCGGGATTAAACCCTTTAGGAACTCCGTTAAGCGATTTAAATTCTTTTGGTAACTGAATGTATACTTTTGTTCCTTCATCCTCATTTTGGGGATTATAATGAGAATCTCCATATATTTCTCTAATGATTGAGATAGTGTTTCTATCTACATCCAATCTCTTTAATAGAGAAGTTAATTTCTTACCACCACTATTACAAGTCCAACAATGCCACTTTTGAGTTTCGGTATTAACTTGAAGTTTTTGTTTATGATGATTGCAAAATGGACAATAAAATGCTAACTCGTTACCCTTTAAATTGGAGTAACTACCCAACGCATTAGAAAGCGTTGTAATAACTTTGGATTTGTCAGTACTATTCAACACAATACAAATATATGAACAATATTTGATATTTCCAAATAATTTGGGAACTATTTTACTCCTCGAACCAAGAATCTGGTATTATTTTGTCAGAATACTTGATTCCGTTCTTATCACACCAATCTCCATAGGTGGTTTTTGATGTTTTAGTGATTTTATTCTTTGAATTAGAGAATACGAAACGAATATCAATTGTAGGGTTTTGTGCCTTAACTAACATATGTTTTTTCCTATCAGCTGCAACAAATCTACCTTTTGTTTCCACAAATATACCATTTGGTAGTTTGAAATCAGGATGATAGTGATGTTCGGATGCGGGTATAGTATATGGGATTTTTTCAGATTCGTATTTTACTTCAATCCCCTTACTATCTATTTGATTAGATATATTTTCCTCAAGACCAGATTTAAATCCGTATTTTCTAGCAACCCATTTGCTAGAATTCTTTGTAACTTTTTTAGCCATTAAATGTTTTTTTATTTTTTGATTGAATCAGAATATTTAGCTGATTTCAATTCTCCTTTTCTACCTACTTTAAATTTATTAGCAGTTAATACCTGCTCATCTATTTTTTTTAAATCGTTAGTAGTATATGGTGTTTGTTTTGTAATACCAGCTTCTTTAGTGATTTTATCTACTCCTAAATTTTTTTGTGCTGCTTTGTATAATTCTAAAATCTTTGACATGTTTTTATTTGTTTAGTAATAAATATAGATTATGTATCAAATCGTACAATAAAGTTTACAGGAATATCAGGTTCTGATTTAATTGGTTGCGGAAGTTTAGCAACAGCTACTAAATCACAATTATCATCATATAATCCAATTGTAGTAATGAATGGTGATAAAAATGAACCCGTTGAATCAACCGAACCACTTAAATCCCAATGTTCAAATCCCCCAGATATGGAATTATTAACATTAGAACCAAATCTACGGTCTATTACTGAACCATCATCTAATGTAGATTTTTTACGAATATATTTTACAGGAGTTTCTTCTGTTACAATCTTAGTAGTTCCATCGGAATCTGTAAAAGATATAGTAGAACCCCCCACCGAAACAATTGCTGAAGGATTTGTTGATATATTAAATTCATCTTCATTTACTATAATTAAATATTCGTTTTCATATATAGTTTGAGTAGATTTAAATGATAAATCCCAAGTTGATTTTAAAAATAAATGTGCACTTCTATTAAATACGATTAATCCTTGATTATAAAATATATTCCCCAATCTTTGAGATAATCCAAATTGCCCTGCTCCTCCTAAAAATGGAATATTAGTTACAACCATATTATCGTTTGCATCTATACTTTGCAAAACTAAATCATAATTATTTCCATCATATATTACATTTATAGTTCCCAATCCCAAATCAAAATCACCAGAAGCTAATTGAAATGAAGCACTATATATCGTTCCTAATGAATCTGTAAAATTTATTATATTATTTTCCAAATCTAATCTACTAATAGTTGCAGTATCGGGTTGGGAATTTATTAAATTACCATAACTATCATCTATATAAATTGAACTTGAATCCGATAATACTACA